ATATCAGCCTGTATAGTTGTCATTCCGTCTGCTAAAGGCATATCCTCTAATTTTGTTTCCATACCTAAAAAGGTTTTTAATGTTTTAATTGCTTTTTTTACTTCTTTATTCATACTCTTTTAACTTTATTTTATTGATTTGTATTTATTTATTTACTTAACTTATTGATTTTTATTAATTTATCTTTTGTATTGTTAATATTACAGATGGTACAATTGGGTAAGGCACCGCAGTATTTGCAACCTCATAAATCAATTCAATTGCATCATTTTGCCACATCATCAATTCTGCGTATTCATTTGCATTTAGTTGCAAATAGAAATTCCAGGCACTAACAATATAGTCATCATTTGACTGCATAGTTATATGAGTAGAGGTGGAAGGTACATCAATACCATTTTTTCTTAACCAAATAATTATTTGCTTTGTAACACCCCCCGCCGTTCTTTTTATTTGTGCTGAAAATTGGATATTATAAACACCTGTTGTATCAACTTTTATTTTGCTATTATCTAAAATTGATATACCACTCGTTGCGCTTGTATCTGTATTATTATATGTTATTGCTGTAATTGTATTTATTGTTGGAGCTTGTATTTGTGTAGAAAAAAACGAACCATATTTAGGTATGCCTATACTCGTATTAATAGCATCTACAAAATCGCTATATAAAATACGTTGTAATATTTGGGTATTATTGTCGTAATAAATATAGTCACTATCTGATATGGTAGTAACTTCCTTGTATCGCCTATTATAATTTAAATCAATCATAATTTATCTAACAAAGATTTTATTTCTTCAATCAATTTTTCTTCTTCTGTAAGTTCACTCATTTTTAATTGGTCCAATCCGTCAAACATTCCCTCAATTGAAAATCCGTTAAATTTACCTAGTTTAATTCCGTTATAAACGTCTTCATTATAGATTTTCATCTTAACAACCCAAGCGCCTTTAACTGCATTTAAACCATATATATTAGACTTATCGTTTTTAGGGTCTTCAACTATCCAACTTTCAATTAAAGAAACTCCGTTAACAGGCTTTTCGTGGTCCAAAGTAACGTTATTTGCACGTAAATTCTTCATATAAAGCTCTTGAACTTTCTCAATTGTAGCTTCTGAAAACTCAATATTGAACTCTACATTGTCTTTACGTCGTAATATTTTCTTATTTGGCACTAATGCAAGGCCTACAACCTCCCTTTTTTCTTCATTAACAACCTTTAATTCAACTTCTAAAGCGTTAAGCATAATGAAATCTTCCATTATAGCGGGTTCGTTTACCAAACTTATTGCGAATACACCCTCTTTTAGTTCGTCTTTAATCGTTAATTCGATTGTTTGTAGTTCTTTTTTCATATTTATATAACTTAAATTAGTTTATAGTGTTGCATTTCTTAACCTATTTCTGTCTAATGATTGTTGTGTTGACATTTCACCACTCACTACATACGCTTGTATAGGTGCTTGTTTTAATTGTTGTAATTGATTAGTTCCATTACTACCTACTATGTTGAAATTGGGAGTTATAACAGTTCCACCACCGCCACCGCCACCTCCAGCACCACTTGGAGGAGTAGAACCACCACCACCACTATCGAATTTTGTAGATGCAATTTTCTTAACATTTAATAAACCTGCACTTATAGCCAAACCTGCTGCAGCAATACCTAATCCTGGTCCAATAACAGGAATAGCAGCTAAAGATGAATAAGCACCCGTAGCAGCTTTGTAAGTATCTATAGTTGCATTCGCTATATTAACGGCCTTTTGGATTTTAAACGCTGTTTCTTGTTGTTTACGAGATTTGCCAGCGAATAACTCAGCTAAGTTTCCAATCGTAGAAAGTGTACTTTGTACTGCATCTATTTTTTGAGATTGTAAAATTTTATCCGCTTCTAATTTCTTTTTATCTATTTCATCTTGTTTATCTTTTTCTGCTAATCTATATTTGTCATTAATAGCTGCTAACTCATCTTTTTGTGCTTGTTCTAGTTCTTTCTCTAATTCTGCGTTACCATTTGCAATAGCAAATTTCGCATCGTATTGTTCTTGTAATTTTGCTATCTCTAACTCTTGTTCTGTATAGGTAGCTTCCTGATGAAGTTTAAATTGTTCATCTTCCCTGTCAAATTGTTCTTTTTGAAGTCTTAATTTTTCATCATTTAATTCTTTTTGTTGTTTCGCAAGACTTTCTTTGTCTTCTTTATCATTTGCGCTTTTATCTTCTTTTTGTGTTTTTAATTTATCTTTATTGCTAGTTACTTCTTGCTTATCTAGATCTTTAATTTGCAATAAATATCCTGCTCTATTATTTTTTAATTTGTCGAGATTATCTCGCATTTCTTTCTCAACTGCAAGACCTTCGTCTTTAACTTTTTTAGGGTCGAAAATTAGATTAGCACTCCACTCTTTTAGATCTTCTCCTAACGTCCACTTCTTACCTAAAAAAGAACCTATTTTATCAACCGTTCCTAATACTAATAATAATGGTTTAGCTATAAAGTCAATTGCACTTTTTAATATTTCTTTATTTTTTTGCTCTGCTATTACTTGAGTTTTTCGTGTTTGGATTGAATTTTCTAACTCAATTTCAGACTTTTTAATTACTTCATCTGTTTGAGCTATTTTTAACTTTAAAATGTCACGCTCCGACTTACCTTGTAATTTTAATATGTTGTTTTGAGAATCTAATTTATCAAGTTTTTCTTGTTGTAAAAGAGTATCTTTGTGAACTTGTATTGTTAATTTTTTTTGTTCTTCACTAACACCACTAACTGCTGCTTTAATATCATCCCAATAAGTATAAATAGCACCTAATGCCACAACTAATAAACCAATGCCTGTTGCACCTATGGCAGTTTTTATACCTTTAAAAGCATCTAACGCAACTGCTTTTAATTGTTTAAATGAATCCCTAGCTTCTCCCAATCCTTGAAGACCTTGAGCTAATGCCATAGCACTTTGTACCTTCAATAGTTGTTCTTCAATTGCTTTAGACTCAACACCAACAAGACCCATTGCACCCTGATAAGCTGAGAAACCACTAGCTACACCACTTAAAGAACTAGATAAAGCGTTAAATTTAGCGTCTGGATTAAAGGCATCAGTTAAAGCTTTTGCATCACCTATTGCGTCTTTTAATTCTCCTGCTTTTCTTGCTGCTAAAATTGCTGCATCAGAAGTAGCTCCAAACTTTTCAGATAATGTTTCAACGTCTCTTTGAGCTTCTTTTAATTGGCTCTTTAAAGAACCTAAATTCGTTTCAACATTTAAATTAACTGTTTTAGTTTCTGCCATATTTTCTAGATTTTATTTTTCTAATGCCTTGTTTAAATGCTTCGTTTACCGTTTTCGGAATTTCATTTTTTCCCTTTGCTATATCAATATTTTCAGACTCTCCATAAAAGTTTGAAATCGCTAATAATTGTAGTAAATTTTTCATAAGTTTATTAATATTGGGTATGTAAATATTTCGCCAAAAGTATCAGTCCAAGTCATCTCTAAATATGGTAAATAATTTATACCCTGTTCACTTCTTAATATAAATGTTTCATCTTCCATTCTTATGATGTATTCTGTTTCTTCTCCTCTAAAGTTAAATATAGGGTTTGGGTCGGTTGAAACTGTAGCATAAACTAACGTGTCCTCTGTAATTGTTGACGGTGAAATAGTCACTCCTAAGCTACCTGTAAAAGTAACACCATCACTATTTGTTTGATTAGGAACTAGTCCTTCTATTTCGTATATCATAAGTTTATAATTGGTCTAAAATCGCTAATCAATTCTAAGCTAACTTCTCCCGTTGTTATGTCTGAATTAATCGTATTAATTGTATATCTCTTGTCTTGTATAACGAGCCTATCGTTCAAACGTAACGAGGTAATTAAACCAATAGGAAAAAATGCCTTAATTTTTGTTAGTCTATTCTTAGGATTGAATAGGTTGTCTAAGTAGCCAAAGTAATATATTGCAAATAATGAATTTTGTACAATTACTTCGTGCCAAGTTGAGGTATCACTAGAGAAATTAAGTGAATAAATTTGATTGTTATAAACTAAATCCTGTCCAAACACTGCAATATTTGTTATTGTACTTTCTGTTGTACCATCGTAAAATTTAACCGAACTAGTTGTTGCACCATTGTAATATAATAGCACGGGTTTTGGCACATAAGGTTTATAGTCGGGCTTGCCCGTTAATGCATAAGCAAGTTGTAAATTAGCAGCTCCGGGAAACTTATAAAATTGTAAATTTTCAAATGGCACATCTATTTTAAACTCCCCACCATCGTATGGGTAATTGTTTGAAATATCTCCCCATTCTCTACCTGCTGCATTTCCCCATTCTCTATTTAAAAATGACTCACTTTTTTGATAATTAAATGAAACATTTTTGTAAAGTGGCAAACGATCAACTGAAATTGTATCGGTATCAACATATTTAGTCACATCAATTATAGCTCCTTTACTATACCAAATATCTAAAGGTTCAACTTGAAAAGTATCAACTCCAACTGAATAGCACGTTAAATTAAATTCCTTTAATATTCCACTGAAAAAATCCGCTACTGTTATGTCGGGCATATTTGCATAAATACTATTTGTGCTATTAGATAAGGCTAAACCTGTTGTATTTTTAGCTATTAAATAACCACCATTTAATAAATCATATACACCACTTCCCGTATATGTTTTATACTTTCGATCTACTGTAACAGTATATTTAATGTTTATATTTTGTTCACTTCTAATTTTTAATCTCATAAATGTATCACCAGCATTAATTGAGTGAAGGATTGAGCTTGCAGAAGTTGTTGTATCTATTATAACTGTGTGACTAAATCCTTGATCTAAAAATACATCTATATAAATTTTCCACTGTGGGTCTGTTGATATTGGCGGATTATCAATTGTGAAAGTAGAAGAAACTGAAATTTTACTATTACCTTCCGTTTCTAACAAATATTCATTTTCAATACTTGAAGGATCACCAACAGGGTAGTACATTTGTGGCGCAGCATTACCATAGTAATCTACATATTGCGTATAGCTTGTAATTGGTGCATCACTACCATTTATTTTGTTGTCAATGTCAATAGTGTTTTTACACCATAAAAACAACTTTTTAAAGCGTTCAGTTTGTAAGAATGTAGATTGAAAAGTTAGATTATATCTTGTTTGGATTGCTTCAAATATCTTTGATACTTTAATAGCAGGAAATAATTCTTTCCAATCTATACGACCCGCAGAAATTGTTATATCAGTGCTGTTTCCGTCGGCAAAACTCCATATATTTTGACTAGAAATTAAAGGGTAACGTACATCATAATCTGTTGTTGTATCTGTTATTCTAGATTGAACAGCAGAACTACTATATGGGTTTGAAATAAATGTATAATCTAATTGATTTATTTTTGTCGTTCCAAATGTATCTTTTAAAGAAACCAAATCACCATAAAAAGTAATACTATAATGTTCTACTTTATTATTCTTAACGCTACTACCTTCTAGTTGTATTTTACCTGTTCTAAATGGAGTCATTCCAATTTCAATGTAGGCAAACCTACGTAGATTATGATCTATAGCACCGTCAACATCGTTTTGATAAAAGTATTCAAATATTTTATTGTTATTTTCTGATGCAGGTACGGTAAAAGACTGAGTGAAATCAGTATAAACCTTTGAAATATCCTGAATGTTTTGTATAGAACTAGATAAATTTATCTTTTCATCATCAAATAAATCTAGTTTAAGGTAATTATTTACCGTTATTCCTTCAATATAAATGTCAACTACTCTATTCATATTATAGGATTTGAGAAAGTGAAATCTAAAGCGTAATTAATTAGCTTATTATTGATATTTTTTTGTAGTTCAATTTGATTTGTTGTAATTGTAGCAGGTCTGTTGTTAATTAATATCCTATCACTTAATAACAATTGCTTAATTGTATCTTTAAAATCCTCTTCAACAAACCCCGTATTTGTTTTAATACTTTCATTTCCATTTGTATTGAATGTAGTTACCAAAGATTCTTGAGCGTTAAATGTATTTGGTATAGCTCTAAAGTTTTTATATGATTTACTTTCCGTATTTATAGAATCAGTTGAGTTTTTAAACAAAAATTCCCTTTGCCACGCTCCATATTTGTTTATAAAATCTAAAGTTACGGGAGCATATCTGCATTCTTCTTGTGGTCTAAAATAATATGTCGCTACAACTGTAGAAGTATCATTGTCAATTATTTCTAACTTATTACCTGCACTCCAATAAGAAGGATAAACACGATAAATATTTTTCCATTTTGACACAAAAGAGCCGTCATTTATTGTATTTGTATAATTAACTCCTGTTTTTAAATTAGTATATTTATAAGATAAATTAAAATAAAAATCATCAAAATTATAAGTATTATAAACAGTTATATCTCCGGCCTTTATAGTGTCATAAGTTTTAGTGCTATCGAAATGATAATAGTAAGTTTTTTGATCTAATAAATAAGGCAAAGGATTTATATTTATTCCGTTCAATCCGTAGCCTTTAAAACCTGAGAAATCAAAAACATCAATTAACGTATATGTAGTCCCAATTAACTTATAAGATATAACTTGAACATTTGTATACAATTCAATTGCAGTATCTACATTTAATGTACTTGAATTAATTGAACAAACTTTATTAGAAATAAATTCATTAATGTACGGTGCAACATCAAAAAAAACTTTCGTTACATTGCTTGCAGGAGTTAATTTACTTAATGTGTATTGTGGAGTAGATGGAACTGATTGATTTTGTTTCCACATATATATCTCAACCTTAGCACCAACTACACCTGTACCACTAACTTCGACTATGTAAGGACTTTTACTTAATAATATACTCATTTCTTTTTGGGTTGTTCTACTGTTAAATTAAATAACGAAATTGCATCCAAACCGTATTTAGCGACTAACTCCTCGGGCAATCTTTTATAAGCATCCTCAAATGGTTTTGTAAAAAATAAAGATCGTTTTATTCCTTTATTAAATATTCCTTTTGCTATTGCAAATTTTAAAGATAATCGATTAACAAATTTACCTTGTTTATTTCTAGGCGCTAATCCTTTACGTACTATCCATTTATCTAAACTTCCTAACATTGCTTTGCTAGGCACACCTTTTTTAAATGAATATTCTGAGTTTTGACTACGTTTTAAACCATTAACCCCCTTATCCTGAAAATGTCCATAATCCTCCATAGAGAAATACAAGCTAAATGAGTTCGCCATTAACTTATATTCCCCTTTTAGACTATTATAAAGCTTCTTAGAGCTATTCTTTTTGAGTCTTGTAAGATTTGATCTACTTTCTTTTATAACGTAGTCACGAAACTTTTTTAATTCCTTTTCAGTTTCTAACATATTGACATATCGTTCTGAGTTACTACGTCAAAAGTCATTGTCCAACCAGCTACATTTTGGTCGAACTTATCGAAAAAAGGTTCGCAACTAGCTACATTTTCAATCTGATATAAATCACTGAATAAACTACCTCTATACATACTTTCGTAAACTCTATTTAGAATTGAAAGGGTAGTATTCATAACGTCGTCTTCGTTGTTATTTCCTGTATATAAAATAACTGTTTCATCTTTACTAAAGTCTACAAGATCCATACAAATTATTGAAATATTAAAGATCAAAACTTGCTTATCAAATGTTGAATTGTTAACCATAATGTGGCACAACGGAAACATATTTTGTTTATTCGTTAATACTGCTGCAAGGTCGCCCTTTGTCGTTTGATTTACTAAACTATCATTGTTTACACTTTCATATAACTTAGTTACTATGTCATAATATCCACTCATTTTAATCTTTGTTTTTTTAATTGGTTTATTTCAATTCTATTCTTTTGCTTCTCGAATGTCAAAAAGTTAAGGATGGTAAATAGTTCCATTCTGAGGACTTCATCAAATTTTCTAACGTCTCCCTTTGCGACTGCATAAATGCTCTGATACCATCCCCACTGTTTTGCAAATTGAGTTTCTTCACTAAAATCGCTTTGTTTACTTTCGTCATCTTCATCAGCATCGTCTCCAAATAACTGATGGTAGCTTGTAGTAACTCCCTTTCTAAATTCCAAAAAAAAAGATGAGAACTAAGTGCAATTGATAATGGAGTGTATTTCATAAGATCTCCAAACTCCTCAACGTTATTAAACGGTGCAATTAAATATTGATTATGTTTATTTTTCTCAATTACAGGACGGTACAATACTGCCATTGCTTTATGGAATGTGTCGAATTCTTTAAATTGCGCCTCTAGTTCGATATATTCCTCCCACGTAATTTTGTCAAAGTTTGGTATTATTCCAAGTTCCAAATCTTTTATTTTAAATGTAGGTTTTAACTTTGGTATTTCGCTAAATAGTTTATTAAAATGATTAACCAAATCAACCATATCATTGAACGATATTTTTACCACTTCATTAAGTTCTATTCCACAAAATATCTGTATCATTTTCTGAGCCACGAACTCATCATCTGTACTATTCTTTGAAACTTCCATAAACTTTTGATAATGCATCAATGGAATTTCATCTAAGGTTGTCGGTATTGTAAGTTCTAATTTCATATTAATATATTGAATAGTTACCTTTATTTGGATTGCTTAATTGATAGCTTACTGCATATCTTAACGCATCCAGTGCATGATTGTGTTTATCGATTGGCGTTTGAGATTTGCGCTCTAGCCAGCTATAGTTATTTAATTCCTTAATTAAATCAATGCTATTTTCTTCTATTATCATTTCAAAATCTCTAAGCATTTCAATTCCCTCTGTAATCTTATGCTTTACACAAGGAACTACATTATTACCCTGGTGTTTTAATTCTGCTATTAAACGAGGTTCAGCGTTATCTCCAACAATTAATCCCCCTTTGGTAAAATGATTGTTTAAACGTGCTAATTCTGTAGTTACTAATTGAGTTTGATAAATATGTAATTTAACATAAATAAGTTTCTTTGACTTATCAATTGACGTTTCAACTAATGTAGTGGGGTCGTTACTGAATCCGTAATCTTGACCGAATACACTACCGTTATCATTGTTAAATTCCCCTACTCTCCAATTGTTATAAATTACTCCTTCTGCTTTGTCAAGCCACCCACCTAAAATAGTATGTTTATATTTTTCGGGCCTACGTTCTTTAATATCTTTTATTTGATCTAAGAAACTTTTAGATAGATTTTCAATATTATCTAAGTAAGTTGTATGAATGTAAGTTACATCGTCTTTAACTATGTTTGTGCCAGCTTCTATTCCTTTATTCTCAAAGAATTTTTGATAAATAAAATGTTCTTTTGTCGCAGGGTTTAGTATTAAAATTACTCTATTATCTTTTATCTTATTTCTAATTGAAAAATCAATCTTATCAAATGTTTCTTCATCTGTTAACTCCTCTGCTTCATCTAATACCCAAGTTGTAACACCTGCTAATGATTTAAGGTTTGCAGTTTGTTGTCCAGAACTTGTTTTTATTCCTTTAAATATTATTTTAGAACCTGTTTTAATATTAATTATTTCATCTTTGGTTATATGGAAGTCGCTATGTCGTTCTATAATATCAATCTTTTCAATAAATTCAGGAATAATTGATACGTGAGCCGAAGTTAATGTATATCTTGTGAATAGTATAACGTGACCGAACTCATAAGTAAGTGCTAATAAAAAGCTATTTATTGAAAATGACTTACCTGAGCCACGTCCTCCCGTAACAACAAAGTATCTACTATCAGAAAATAACCCATTATATTTATTGCTTAATTCTAACAATATCTTTTATATTGAAATCGTTTAAAGTTAATGTTTGTTCAACCGTTTCTTTTGGTTTACCGAATAAATGTTCTGAAACAAATATTTGCCCTCTTTGACTTTCCAATAAAGTATGAACTAATTTTTCTTTTGCTTCATTATCAGTATCAACTTTATAAAACGTCTTTAAAGCATTTGCAAATAATACATTTACTTTTTCCTCATCAACTATTGGTTTACGTCCTCCATTTGTCTTATGACCTCCGTTGTTTTTTCTTTTATCTTGCATAATTAATAAAAGTATTAATTAATTAATTTAGAACCTTTTTAAGCTCTATAATTAAGTCCCTCCAACAACTACCACACATTGACGGTTGTTCGTTCTTAGAAAATACTCTGTTGAATATCTGAACTAATCTAATTTGTTCTAAGGGTGAAACTTCCACACTTTTAAAACAATCAGTTAAAAATTCAATTTCATTTTGTTCTAATGGTAAATGATTTGACACCACTAATTTACATTTTTTCTTTGCCATTGCTATATCCTTTCGTAATCTTTATTTTGATAATCTATATAATCTTCTTCAATTTCTAATCTTATTTTCTCTTTAGTTTTCTTTAATGAACGTAAAACAGTTGAAGGAGCTATATTAAACTTCTTAGCTATTTTTCGCATTGATAAACCTTTCACAAAATAGTTGTTTAATATTATAACGTCTGAATAGTGTGTTTTGTATTTAACGGCTTCAATTTTAGTGTTTATTTTTGTAAAAGAATTAAACTCATTAATATCAAACTCATCATTTATAAGCTCTCTAACGTCATCAATTGAGATTGTGGCAATCTTATTCTCTAATCTTAATTTATCGAAGTAAATCGAGCGTAAAGTAAGCCAAATGTAAGCGGAGTTTATCTCTTTGTTTATTTTATTATCGTAAACTTTTAAATACATATCCTGTACAATATCCTCCGATGTTTCACCAGCACCAAATGAACGAGCTATTGATAACCACTGTTTATGATTTTTAACTAATTTGTCTAATTGTTTCATAAATTTCTTTAGCTAGTATCTCAGCATCTGTAATAAGTTGCTCTTCATTTTCTTTTAAACTATCGTAATATTTTTCAAATTGATAGTGTGTACTTTCGTGAAAAATCAAACCAAAGTTATCAATCTCATTATCGGTTAAACTTGAATTGTTTATAAATAAAAAGTATTGATATTTTTCGTATGGTATTAAATTTTGAAATCCATCG